GACAGCAAAGCAAATGCAGTTCTGCCAAGAGCTGGTCTACGGGGTGGATGATGATGGTCAGCCGTTGTCTCAGAGTGAGGCGTATCGTAGAGCGTATGACACGAAAGCATCCGACAGATCGGTACACGTGAACTCGTCTAAGTTGGCCGCGAACGCTAAGGTCGCACTGATGGTGAAGAGCCTGAGAGCTACGCAGCATGACGCTACGGTAGCCTCCAGGCTCTCGGACAGGGACTACGTGTTGCAGGGGATCAAAGCGATCTGTGAGAACCCAGATGAGAACGCATCAGCCCGAATGCGTGGGTACGAGCTGCTCGGGAAACACGGGTCACTTTGGGTAGACCAGATCGCCACAGTGCAGCGTGACAGTGACGCACTGAAGACGCAGCTATCAGCTCGCCTCGAAGAGCTACTCACTGTAAACAAATAACCCCCCCCTGCCTCGTAAATAAAAACACCCCTCCCCCTGCCGCCTCGATCTGCATAGGTGTGCCGTAGAACTCATGCGCTTAAGTGCTGCGCTTTGCGTAACGTGTGAGTGTCATACCCTGCCAGTCGCTATCAGAAAACCTGGGACTCCAGAAACCTTTTTGCTAATCGTGTGGGGCTGGGGCTGTGGGGGTGACCCCCCCTTTTGGGGGCGGGCGTCTGGGCTGGCGCTATACACACAGTTATCCTCAAACACACACTTCTTTTGGGGAAAAACACATAGACCACCCCCTATTGCTATTCACAGGCTATGCACTCTCGGGAGGGGCCAGGGACTATTTTAGGAAATGTGCCCCTTTATACTTAGATATAAAATTATATTCTTACATCATATTAAAAGTCTTCCCGGTATGACTTACGCGGGAATGTTAATGATATATTTTTTAAAATATATTATGGGGAGATAAGGTTCTCAGGGGAGGAACTGGGAGGATGTGAGATGTATGAGCAAACTCACATGATGTCCCTCAACCCTGAGATACTTATACGAAAGGGGAGCGTATAAGATAGATTCTTGGATATCATATATGGCAGTAACTGTCAACTACCCCAAACAGATTGTCTTTCATACCTATAGTTTGTATAACATATCATGACAGCAGGAAGACCGATCACCAGTAGAGAACGCGAGACTATTCTTAGGCTCTACCGGAGGGGGACTTCTTACAACGAGATTGCAGCTTCGGTAGGTCGTAGCCCTGGAAGCGTGTCAAACGTTATAAAATCAACTCGGCCAAAGAAAGAAACGGGCTGGCCGCGTATATCAAAGGACCCAAATGACTTTAGGTCGTGGGGTAAGGGGTTTTACGGGGATGATGTTGTTTTTAAAAAGCCAACTATTTTGCGTAGAATAACTAATGAATCTTAGTTCTAAAGAGATTGAGCAGATAAGGACTAAGATCTTTAAGCTCACGCCAAAAGAACAGGATGAAATCCTTCCTTTGTTTGAGGGAGTCCTTGCTGGGGAGAGAAAGATAAGAAGCCAGCAGTCCTTTATGGAATTTGTGAATAACGTGTGGTCTTCCTTTATCTGGGGAAAACATCATGAAGTAATGGCTAAAGCCTTTGAGGACATTGCTAGCGGAAAGATAAAGCGTCTTATTATTAATATGCCGCCCAGACACACCAAGTCAGAGTTTGCTTCCTATCTTCTCCCTGCGTGGTTCCTGGGTAAATTCCCAGACAAAAAAATAATACAAACGGCACATACAGCGGAGCTGGCTACGGGGTTTGGCCGGAAGGTGCGTAACTTATTTCAAGATGAAATCTTCACGGACATTTTTACGGATGTAACACTAAGACAGGATTCAAAAGCCGCTGGCCGTTGGAATACCAATAAGGGTGGGGATTACTTCTCCATAGGGGTTGGTGGTGCCGTTACAGGTAAGGGTGCCGATCTTCTTATTATTGATGACCCTCACTCTGAACAAGAGGCACAAGTAGGTGCCTATAACCCAGAAGTGTTCGATAAAGTCTTTGAATGGTACACATCAGGTCCAAGACAGAGGCTCCAACCGGGCGGTGCCATCTGTATTGTTATGACTCGGTGGCACAAAAGAGATTTAACAGGAAGAATATTAAAAGCCGCCGCTGAATCTAAAACTTCAGATGAATGGAAGGTTATTCAATTCCCTGCGATTATGCCCAGTGGTAAGGCTCTATGGCCTGAGTTTTGGTCTTTAAAAGAACTCTCGTCCCTTGAAAACGAACTGCCCATCTCTAAGTGGCAAGCTCAGTACCAGCAAGACCCTACCTCAGAAGAGGGTGCCATCATTAAAAGGGAATGGTGGAGTATATGGGAGAGCGAGGTTCCACCTCCGTGTGAGTTTATTATCCAGTCCTGGGACACTGCGTTCCTTAAAACACAACGATCTGATTACTCTGCCTGTACAACGTGGGGTGTCTTTTTTAATGACGAGACAAATTCTTATAATCTCATGCTTCTTGATTCCTACCAGGAGAGGCTTGAGTTTCCAGAACTTAAAAGAGTTGCCTACGCATACTACAAAGAATGGGAACCCGACGCTTTTATCGTAGAAGCAAAAGCAACAGGGATGCCTTTGATATTTGAACTAAGACAAATGGGCATACCTGTAAGCGAGTTTACTCCAAGTAGGGGTAATGATAAGATATCAAGGGTTAACGCGGTTTCTGACCTTTTTGCTTCTGGTGTTGTATGGTGTCCCGAAACAAGGTGGGCTGAAGAAGTTATAGAACAGTTTGCTTCTTTTCCATCTGGGGATCACGATGATCTAGTAGATTCTAGCACACAAGCAATTCTGCGGTTTCGTCAGGGTGGTTTTGTAAGAACAGAAACAGATGAGGCGGAGGATGATCACACCCCCGTCTATGCTGATTATTATTAGGACGAAGCTATGGCAATAGAAAAACAAATAATCCCACCTCAAGGCGAACTACAAGAAGCAAGCCCAGAGATGGTTATCAGTATAGAAAACCCAGACTCTGTTTCTATTGAATCAGGTGATGGCGGTGTTCTAATTGACTTTGATCCAACCGTTCTAGAAACAGAAGCCCCTCAACACGATTCAAACCTTGCAGATTATATGGATGATAGTGATCTATCTTCTTTATCGTCCGAACTTATTAGTATGTACACCTCAGATAGAGGCTCACGTAAGGCTTGGGAGACAACTTATACTAAAGGATTGAAGCTACTAGGACTTGAGATTGAGGAGAAAACCTCTCCCTGGCCTGGGGCTTGTGGGGTGTTTCACCCTGTTTTAACGGAATCTGTCATAAGATTTCAGGCTCACTCCATTATGGAGACCTTTCCAGCTTCAGGTCCGGTGAGAACACAGATACTTGGGCAGATCACTTCTGATAAAGAAAAACAGGCACAACGTGTCGAAAGTGAAATGAACTATCAGATCACTGAGGTGATGACTAACTATCGTGCCGAACATGAGCAGATGTTATTTAATCTCCCCTTGGCAGGAAGTGCCTTCAAGAAAGTTTATTACGATCCTGATATGAAGAGGGCCGACTCAGTATTCGTTCCCGCTGAAGATCTTGTTGTTGCCTATGGTGCCTCCGACTTAATAAGTTGTGGCCGCTTTACCCACGTTATGAAGAAGACTTCTAATGAAGTAAAAAAGCTTCAGTATGTTGGGTTCTACAGGGATATAGATCTTGAAGATCCCGAGATGGAATACAACAACATTCAAAAAGCATATGACGATATTCAAGGTGAAGACCCTAGTGCTGAGTACGATGACCGCTACACAATCCTTGAGATGCATATTGATATTGAACTTGAAGGGGATGAAGACGAAGACAAGGGAGAGCCTACCGGAATTGCCCTTCCCTACATTGTCTCCATAGATAAACAGTCAGGTTTAATTCTATCCGTCAGGAGAAACTGGGTTGAAGGTGATCCACTAAAGAAACGCCTGATGCACTTTGTTCACTACAAATATATGCCGGGTCTTGGATTCTATGGTCTTGGTTTGATTCATATGATCGGGGGTATGGCAAAATCTGCAACCTCTCTCCTGAGACAATTAGTTGATGCGGGCACTCTTGCCAATCTACCCGCTGGTCTTAAATCACGCGGATTGCGTATAAAGGGGGACGATAGTCCCATATCGCCTGGAGAATTTAGGGACGTTGATGTTCCCGGTGGTGCGATCAGGGACAACATAACGTTCATTCCATACAAAGAGCCGTCACAAACCCTATTCCAACTAATGACTTTGATTGTTGAAGAGGCCCGTAAGTACGCCTCTATACCTGACATGCAGATTCCAGATGCCGGGTCTGAAGCTCCTGTTGGAACAACGCTAGCCCTTATGGAAAGGTCTATGAAGGTTATGAGCGCGGCCCAAGCCCGCCTTCATGCTGCGTTGAAAATTGAATTTAATATCCTAGCTCGGGTTATAAAAGACTACCTCCCTCCTTCTTACGATTATGACGTTATGGAAAGAGCAAGCCGGATAGAGGATTTTGACGATAGAATTGATGTTGTCCCTGTATCTGATCCCAATGCAACAACTATGGCACAGAGGATCACTCAGTATCAGGCAGCTCTTCAACTAGCCCAACAAGCTCCTCAGATGTATGACATGCCTGTTTTACACAGACAGATGCTCGAAACCCTGGGGATTAAAAACGTAGACAAGATTATTCCTTCTAGTAACGAGCGTGATCCAGAAGATCCAGTCTCTGAAAATATGAGCATCATAAATCTTAAACCTGTAAAAGCTTTTGAATATCAAGATCATGAGGCTCACATCACTGTTCATATGACAGCAATGCAAGATCCTAAGATGCAGCAGGTTATTGGTAAGTCTGGTTTAGCTCAGGCAATACAGGCTTCAGCAGAGTCTCACATCAGAGAGCATCTTGCTTTTGAATACAGGAAGCAGATTGAAAAACAGCTTGGCATTCCTCTTCCTCCAGTCGGAGAACCGTTGCCAGAAGATGTTGAAAAAGAACTTGCCAGCCTTGTTTCCCAGGCTGCTGAGAAGCTTCTTAGAAAAGATATGGCAGAAGCACAGCTTCAACAACAGATTCAACAATCTCAAGATCCTGTTGTTCAGCAACAAAATCGTGAACTTGACATCAAGGAAGCTGACGTTCAAAGAAAAG